TGGAGATCTCCGCGCAGCTGGCCGCGTATGCGATGGCTGATGCGATGTGGGACCGGGCGAGGCAGTGCTACGTCGAGATGCCGCCGGTCGCGCAGGACTTCGCGGTGGTGGCGTGGATGCCGGTCAACGGTCTGCACTACGCGGACGCGGCCACCAGCACGGGCGACCCGGACGGCGTGGACTTCTTTAACGTGGACCTGGACAAGGGCCGCGAGGCGCTGGAGCTGTGTTACCAAGTGGACCGTATGCGCTCGGAGGCCAAGAGCAAGGCGCAGACCTGGGGCCTGCTGCGGCCGGCGCCGGTGCTCACGGTGGTCGAGGCGTACGCCCGCCGGATCGGTTCGGTGTCCTCCCTGGCCGAGGGCAGCGCACTCTGGTCGGAGATCGTGAAGGCCGGTGTGCACGAGGCGCCGGAGCTGATCGAGCTGGCGCAGGAACGTGTCGGCCAGTTGCAATCAGAACTGGCCATGCGGTAGAGTTCTGGTCAGAGGGCGGGGTTGCCGGTACTACCCTCTCTGAAAACGTAGAACCGGACGAGCCTGGCATAGTGGCCAGGTTGCCCGAGCCGTTGCTCACCGGACTCAACCCCGGAAGTGAGGTCGGCTCGGGTAGCACCAGGGGGAGTGGCGGAAAGGTAGACGCTGACGCAAGGGGTGTCACCCCCTGCACTTGCGAGGTTCGACTCCTCGCCTCCCCACGTACGGGAACAAGTCGCGTAGGTCGCAGCACTCGGTGCACGATGGCCGATCCCCTACCAGGCGCGTGGAAACTGGTACGCCGAGGACGGAAGGCAGAGGCCGTGACAGCCCGGAGAGACGGGCACCTACGGCACCACCCAGTTGAATCATCAGAACCGCAGGAAGAGAGAACCGCATGACTGTCGACCCGTTCGCCGCTGCTCAGGTCGCTGGCTCCGCCGGCACGGCGGCTCCGGCCGCCGACCCGTTCACCGGGGCCGCGGACAGCGCCGACCCGTTCGCCACCAGCTCGGACTACCGCGGCGACTTCTCCCCGAGTCCGACCATGGACGCCCTGGCCGGTCGCCTGGTCGTGATCATCCCCCGGTCGTTCGACCCGGACGCCAAGGACCCGCTCAACCCCGGCAAGACCCGCGAGTGCTACACCGTGGACCTGACCGTGCTGACCGGCGGCCGGATGTCCTGGTACTACACCGAGAAGGGCAACGCCGAGAAAGGCACCGAGGACGAGGTGAAGGAGTTCGTGGTGGACGACGTGTCCGCCGCCAACCCGTACACCAACGCGAACCACTGGATTCCGCAGGGCGCGATCATCGGCAAGATCAAGAAGTCCCACCGTGACGGCCGGCCGTTCCTGGGGATCCCGGCCCGTGGCCCGCAGAAGGCGGACCGCGACAAGGGCGTGACGATGGCGCAGATCGAGAAGCGCTACTCGGACTGGGTCGGCCGCAACCGGCAGGGCGACGCGCCGAAGTTCTCGTGGGTGATGGTGGACCCGACACCGGAGCAGCGTGCGATCGCCATCGGCTGGTGGCGCGAGCACGGCTCCAAGCTGGAGCCGATCAACCCGAGCACCGCGCCGAAGAACTGATCCACCCGCAGTGAGCAGGACCCCGGAAGTTGCCGCTTCCGGGGCCCTTTCGTTTCGTGACATCGAGACCGGGAGGATGTTTGTCATGGGTGCGATGGGTGACATCGGGGATCCCGCCGAGCTGACGAAGCTGCTGAGCATCGGGCGACTGGTTAACGATCCCGGCACGTTCCGTGCGCAGAACACCGGAGACAGGGCGGCCATGGGCGACGTGATCGACCGGGTCCGTGCGATTCTGTCCGACGACACGGATCGGAATGGACACCAGGAGGACGGATCATGAGCGGGACGCAGAGGTTCCCGGCGCCGCATCGACGTGCGAGCAGGCTGGGGTCGCGAACGGCACAGCGCTGGGCGGGAGGGTTCCTCCTGGCCGCGCTGCTGTTCTTCTCCGGCACGCTGGTCTGGGCGGCGAATGTCACCCGCAACCAGCCGAAGCAGGCGCGTGCCGCCGAGATCCAGCCGTCCATGCTCAGGATGCCGACCACCGCACCCGGCCGGGTCGCTCCAGTGACTACGGCACGGGCGCAGCGCCCGCCGGCCAGGAAGACCCTCGCGCCGACCCCGAAGCGCATCAAGACCCGCTTGCCAGCGCCGACCCGGCCGAAGGCGCCGGCGCCGCAGCGCTTCGCGAACTGCACGGAGCTGCGCAAGATGCACCCCGGTGGCGTGCCGGCCGGACACCCCGCGTACGAGTTGCGTCACGACCGCGACCGGGACAACTGGGCGTGTGAGAACTTCGGCGGCCCGATCAAGACGAGCGCTGCTCCGAGCCCGACCTCAGCCCGGCCGGCGTCACCGAGCCCGGATCCGGAAGAGTCGCCGAGTCCTGACGCTCCTGAGGTTCCACCCGTCGTGGGCAACTGATTGACAACCTGTCGGGCATGACTGTAAGGTTCCGCTCATGACGCAACCACTACCTCCACCCGCACCCGCTCCGGTACAGCAGCAGCTGGTGCCCGGCCCGTGCGGGATGAGCTACGGGCCGACGTACTACGGCATCGTGCCGCCGCGCCCGTCCAGCTCGGCCGCGGTCACCTCGCTGGTGCTCGGCGTGATGGGCGTGTTCGCTGGCTGGTGTTTCCTCGGCCTGCCGTGCATCGCCGCCATCCTGCTCGGTCATGTCGGGATGTCGCAGACCCGCGACGGCCGGGCGGACGGGCGCGGCATGGCCGTGGCCGGCCTGGTGCTCGGCTACGTGATGACCGCCCCCGCCATCGCCATGTTCTTCTGGCTGTTCGCCGGGTCGCTGGGGCTCGCGGCATGAGCGAGAAGGACGTGGAAGGCCGGATCCACCTGCTGATCCCGTATGAGTACCGCATGGCGTGCGGCCGGAAGGTCGGCGAGCACTGGGGATCTGCACTGAACGTCGAGGCCGTGAACTGCGACGACTGCCTCAAGACCCTGAAGGCGCCCGCCGATCGCCCGACCGAAACGGAGATCTCCGACCGGCGGCAGCGAGCGCGTGAGGCGTTCTGGGACGGTGCCGCTGACCAGTCCAGCATCGGGAACGGTCATCCGTTCCTGAAGGCGCTCGGTAACTGCGTCGAGGTCGCCACGCAGATCAAGCTGACGCCGGAGATTGTCGAGGCTGCAATCAGGGCTGGTCAGGGCACCCACATGGACATCGAGAAGGCACTGGTGGCGGCGTTCGCCGCAGCCGGATTCGAGGTGATCGAATGAGAACGCTGGTGGTCGCGCTGGTGGTGTGCCTGGCCGGCGCCGTACCGAGCCCGGCCATCGCCCAAACCCGGGTCATCGAGGTGGTGGACGCCATCCCGGACGGGGCGTGGAACGTGCGCGCCGCGGTCCGCTGGATGGGCAAGCGCACGGCCAGCAGGATGCGCGTGGTGTCGCGCAAGTGCTCGGCGACCGCCTACCGGTGCATCCGGATCCAGGACGGCGAGGTGCCCGGCCCGATCGGGCGCTCACGCCAGACCACGATCACGATCGACACGCAGCGCGCGGCCAGGAAGTACGCACGCTGGTACGGCGCCGGCAAGGGCAAGAACCGGACGTGGCTGCTCGTGCACGAGCTGGGCCACCAGCTCGGTCTGCGGCACTCGGCCGGCGCGAACGTGATGAACGAGGCGGTCAATCGCTACCGGATGACGTTGACCGCCGGGCAGCGCGCGCACCTGAGGCGGGTCTGATCGAGTAGCATCGGCCGGTGAGGGTCCGGTTCGCGTCCGATCCTTTCTTCCCCCAGTGGGGCAGCCCCGCGGTCTTCGGGCCGCGGGGCTGCTTCGTGTCCGCCCTGCGCTCGTGATGTCCTGGTGTGCTGGGTAGAGTGGACATCATGAAAGAGACGGTCAGGCTTGGCCTGAGCAAGGACTTCAACCCTGGCCGCGCCCGCTGGTGTGAGACGCACCAGCGACTGGAGTGCACGAGCCAGCGCCGCCAGGGCGGGGACTGCCACAAGAACGCCATCAACGGCACGAGCAAGTGCGAGCTGCATCCCGGCATGAGTACGGAGATGGCGCGGACGATCGGGGAGGCGACCGTGAACGCGTGGAGTGCGATCGCGTCGGGGGCGCCGACCATCGATCCCGGCAGGGCGGTGCTCGGCATGTTGCAGATGTCCTGGCTGCGCGCGGCGGCGTACGCCGAACTGCTGCAGCGCCAGGTCGAGCGCGGCGAGCCTCAGCACAACCCCGATCCCTACGCCAACCCCGCCGGCCCGCAGTCGAGCAGCACCTCCGTGGCGCATCTGAACGAGCTGAGTACCGCGGGCCTGATCGGCCACCAGTACGCGGCGGCCGGCAAGGACGGCACGATCTACGCGACCGGCGAGGCGATCAGGGCCCTGGTCGTGCTGGAAGGCACCGAGCGCGATCGGGTGGTCAAGTACGCCAAGGTCGCCCACGACATGGGCATCAGCGACCGCATGATCGAGCAGGCCGAGCGCTGGTCGGGTGTGGTCGCCACGCGTGTCGCCAACATGATCGATGAGCTCGGCCTCACGCCCGAGCAGCAGGCATTGGTTCCGCAGCTGGTGGAGCGCTACCTGGGTTCGATCGACATGAACACCGTGGACGGCGAAGTCCTGTGAACCCGGTCGGCCAGGGATACCGCCCGTGCGGGGCGTGCGGGGACTATGTGACGTGGGTGGTGGGGTGTGAGCACTGGCGCCCCGCCCTGGTCCGTACCCGCAACGCCGGGCCGGAGTCGGTGCGCATGCGCCTCAACCGCAAGTATGCCGAGAACGCGCGCATCGCGGCGGCGCAGGCGGTGGCGGAGTTCCGCCGTGCGATGACCCGCCGGGTGACCGGATGAAGATCGATCTCGCCTCCAAGATCCTCAGCCGCGGCCGGCTCGATCGCTGGTGGGATTCGCCCGCCAACTGGGCTGACGATTGCTTGAACGTGAAGCTCAGCGGCTACCAGCGCGAGATCATGGACGCTTTGCCGACACAGCGCAGGGTCGCCGTTCGTGGACCCCATGGTTTGGGTAAAGCTCAGTATACTAAAACCATGATACCTACACCGTGGGGTTGGACTTCGATCGGTGATCTTGCGATCGGCGATGAGGTGTTCGATGAACACGGCAAGCCATGTCGCGTGGTCGGCAAGTCTCCGATTTGGAACGGACCTACCTACGAGGTGGAGTTCGCCAACGGGGCCGTCGAGGTCGTGCACGGGGAGCACGAGTGGAACGTCATCGACACGAACAACCGGCCGAAGGGACTTAAGATCACGGACTGGCGTGATCACTGGTCCCTGACCCGCACCCGGACCACGGCGTTCCTGGCCGAGAATCTGCGCACCCCTTCGGGGCAGCTGCGCTGGCGCACTCCGGGCGCCCGGCCGCTGGAGCTGCCGATCGCTTCATTGCCGATCGATCCGTACCTACTCGGCGTGTGGCTGGGTGATGGGACGACTACGACAGGCCTGATGTCGTTGAATCGAGCCGACTCGCGAGAGATGATCCCCCGGATGCCCGGCGGTCACTTCGTGCCGTCCTCTGAAAAAGAGAACGTGGTCGGGTACCGCGTCCCCGGCTTGAGTGCTGCTCTGCGTGCCCTCGGGGTGCTCGGTGACAAGCACATCCCGATGGCCTACCTGCGTGCCTCGATCGAACAGCGGCGCGAACTGGTCCGCGGCCTGTTCGATTCCGACGGGTACCGGCAGGCCGGCGGATCGGACGAGATCACCCTGACGTGCAAGCGGCTCGCTGACGGGGTGTCCGAGCTGCTGCGCTCTCTGGGTCTGGTGGTTCGCGTTCGTGAGGGCGAAGCGAAGATCGATGGTCGCCTGATCGGGCCGAAGTGGCGGATTGCCGCCCGCTTCGATTTCAACCCATACCACCTGACGCGCTACAACTGGACGCCGCGCGGTGCGCAAGCCAGCAGGCACACGCAGCACACGATCGTGGACGTCCGGCGCATCGAGGACCGGCCCACGCAGTGCATCGAGGTCGACAGTCCCTCGCATCTCTACCTGACCGGCCAGGACATGATCCCGACCCACAACAGTTTCACCGGGTCAATCCTTGTCCTGTGGTTTTCAACGACCAGAGACATAGCAGGCGTTGACTGGAAGGTGATCACCACCGCATCCGCCTGGCGGCACCTTGAGGTCTACCTCTGGCCGGAGATCAAGAAATGGGCGCGGGCGCTGGATTTCGAGATGCTCGGCCGGCCGGCGTTCAAGCCGAACGTCGAGCTGCTGGACCTGCGCCTGAAGCTGCAGCACGGGGCGGCGACCCCGGTGGCCTCGAACCAGCCGGAGCGCATCGAGGGCGCGCACGCCCGCGAGCTGCTGTACCTGCTGGACGAGGCCAAGATCATCCAGCCGGAGACCTGGGACTCCATCGAGGGTGCGTTCTCCAATGCCGGTCCCGACACCGGGGACAATGCGTACGCGTTCGCCATGAGCACGCCGGGCCCCCCCTCTGGCCGCTTCTATGACATCCACCGGCGGGCGCCGGGATACGAGGACTGGTGGGTCAAGCACGTCACGCTGGAAGAGGCGATCAGGGCGGGGCGTATCTCGCGCAAGTGGGCGGAGCAGCGCCGCCTGCAGTGGGGCGCCGACTCGGCGATCTACCACAACCGCGCGCTCGGTGAGTTCCACGCCAGCGATGAGGACTCGGTCATCCCGCTGACCTGGCTGGAGCAGGCGATCGAGCGGTGGTGGGTGTGGGACAAGGCCGGGCGGCCAGGAATGGGCGGGCCCCGCTGGACGGGAGTGGACGTGGGCCGCGGTGGTGACGAAACGATCTTCGCCCATCGGGACGGACCGGTGGTGCACCTGTCGGGCAACCGCGTGCGCGACACGATGGCCGTTGCCAGCGCCGTGCAGGGCTTCGGGGAGCGCGCGATCGTGGACGCGATGGGTGTCGGGGCGGGCGTGTTCGACCGCCTCAGGGAGGCGCAGGAGCGGCCCCTGGCGTACGTGGGCGCGGAGCGGGCGCACACCCGCGACGAGTCGGGAAAGTTCGGGTTCGTCAACACGCGCAGCGCGGCGTACTGGAACCTGCGCCAGTTGCTGGATCCCGCGAACGGTCCGACCATCGCCCTGCCGCCGGACGACCTGATGATCTCCGATCTCACCACACCGAAGTGGGAGGTCACCTCGGGCCTGCCGCCGAAGATCAAGATCACGAACAAGGACGACGTGGTGAAGCAGCTCGGTCGATCAAGTGACCGAGGTGACGGCGTTGCGATGGCGTTCTGGGCGGACCGCCATCGCAACGCTGCCGGCGCGCCGTACGCCGAGCCGGTCGGCCACATGCCGGTGACGGGGCTGGGTGGGTTTTCGGGACGTTGACAACTTCCCGAGCATGACTGTAAGGTTGCAGGCATGACGCAGATTCTGGAATGGGCAACCGCGGTGGCCCTGGTGCTCAGTGTCGGCCGGTACTTCATCGCCCGCCGGTCGGTGCTCGCGCAGTCGTGGTTCCTGGGATTTACGGCGGTCGCCGCGGTCGCCAGCACCATCCTGTTCGCGATGGATCCGAGCTGGTCCAGGGGAGTTCTGGCGCTGCTCATCACCACACTGTGGGTGGTGGACCTGTTGAACCTGCTCCGCCTGGCCGAGCAGCGGGACGCGGAACTGGGTGACGCCTGATGCGCTGGTGGTTCCTGTCGGACTCCGAGGACTCGGAGCTTGCGGCCAGATTGGCAGCAGACCACGCGGGCGCGACACTGCGCAACGATGTGCCGGTGTACGGATGGGCCCGCCGACTGAAGCGCGACGGCAAGCTCTACCCTTGCCGCGACGGTGCCCGGGGCGCGGTACGAATGTGGATCTGGTACGGCGACATCTGAGACGGAAGCCCCTCACGATGGGCGTGAGGGGCTTCTCTGTGTCCAGGGTCAGATCAGGCCGAGTTCTTCGGCAGCCTGTTCCAGCACGCCGTCGGGGTAGATGTTGACGATGCCGAACACCTCGCTGGTGGTGGTCCGGCGCTCGATCCCCATCCCGCGCAGCATGGCGGAGGCCTTGCGTCCGAGTCGGGCCATCGTGGCATTGTCGGTCACGGCCAGGCCGTTCACGTTCGACCAGCCCATGGCGGTCACCCATCCGGAGTTCGCGTCCAGCTGGGTAACGCGGTTCTCGATCGCGTTCTGACGCTGGCCGATCTCCGCCTGCTGCGCCTCGATGGCTGCGGTGCGGCGCTCTTGCTCCTGCAGCAGCGCGACCGACGCGGCGAGCGCATCCAGGGCGGACATGGGTGCCGGCGCGTACTGACCGGTCTTGCGGATCTGCGGCAGCACCTCAGAGGTCACCCATCGCCGGAAGTCGCGGGCTGAAGGCAGCTTGCTACTGAACACGAGAGCGTAGAGGCCGGACTCATTGATCAGGTTGACTGACTGGATGCGGTTGTCCGGGAAGACCTCTGCAAAGTTTAGGGCTTCCGACCTGCGGAAACGTCGCCGATCATCGACGTCCACCATTTCCATGGCCATGGTCGGGTTGGAGTGGCCGAGAACGCGGCAGACGTCTGAGATGACAAGCCAGGCGTCTCCATCGATCTCGACGACGCGCACGGGCTCGCCCTTGAAGTTGAACGGAGTAAGCTGAGACATAGTGCTGCCCTTCAGGGTTCGGGTGGTGCTCAACGGCCCCGGCAGCAGCAACTGCGCGGGGCCTTCATCATACCTGAGTGGGTATCTGTCAACCGGAGGTGACGTGATGGTCAGCGACAGGGGCGGGCGGTACGGGTACGTCCGCAAGAGCCGGCAGAACGTTTACAAAGCGTTGCGGCGCAAGGGCGCGAGCAAGAGCAAGGCGGCGCGGATCGCGAACGCGGGCGTCACGCACGGGCAGCGCTCGCGCATGGCTCGCAAGGCAGCGCGCACGAGGCGGAGCAGGCGGTAGTCTGTCCACCGAGGGGAAGGTGGGGTGACATGACGGATCTGAAGGAGCCACACGAGGCGGCGCCGGACGAAGACCCCGAGCTGCACATCGGCCAGGAGGTGCCCGACCCGTGGGATGACCAGGGCGCGCCGCCTGACTGGCCGCTCTGGTTCGGCAAATCCGGGGGTGGTCGGTAGTGGCCTGGGTACTGACGACAGGGCTGAGCGCGTTCCGTGGGGAACTCAACGAGGTGTTCCCCGGCCGGGACAAGACGACCGACGGATCGATCGGGAACACTCTCCATCAGGGCAGCACCAGCGGACACAACCCCGACCGGACCGGCAAGGCGGAGTTCAAGGACGGGGACGCGCTGGACGAGGTCCGCGCCGTGGACATCGACCGGGACCTGGTGCCGGGGAGCAAGGTCGACTGGATGCTGGTGCTGATCCGGTGGCTGATCACCGGGATGCGTGCGGGGCGCTGGCCGGTCACGCCGTTCCGCTACATCATCTACCGGCCGGCCGGCAGCACGGTCACCTACATCTGGCACGTGAACACGGGATGGGCGAGCCGGGTCTACACCGGGTCGAACATCCACGACAAGCACGCGCACTTCTCCGGGGGCTGGAGCCAGGCCGCGGACAACCGCACGGGACGACTCGGCATCGCCGAGATCAGGGAGGACGACATGCCGATCACCGATGCCGAGATCGCGAAGATCGCCGCGGCGACCGCGAAGGCGGTGCTGGACTCCGAGATCGAGGACGGCACCACCAAGGGCCGGTTCCTGAAGCTGCGCACGTGGCTGGGGTGGCTGGACGGCCAGCACGTGGAGACGCGCCGGCGCACCGACATCGTGGTGAACGAGGCGGTGAAGCAGCTCGCGGCCGGGCAGAACCTGATCGCGCAGCGTATCGCTGCCCTGCAAGGCCTGGACGCGAAGCAGGTGGCGGCGCTGGTGCTGGCCGGCCTGCCGCGTGAGCAGGCCGCGCTGGTGGCACAGGAACTGTCGGATCGCCTCGCCCGCGGTGGCGCGGCGCAGAACGGAGAATGATCATGACGATCTTCGGGCGCGAGCCCTCACTGTGGATCGGCCTGGCGGGTTCGGTGCTGACCACCCTGGCCGCGATGAACGTGGACTTCCTGAACGCCGGGCAGGCGGCGGCGCTGATCGCGGCGCTGTCCGGGATCCTGATCGCGGTCACGACCCGGCCGGTGGCGCCGGCGCTGTTCACGGCGGCGTTCGTGGCGGTGGCCGCGCTGTTCGCGGAGTACGGCCTGCACCTGTCGGACGCGTTCATCGGCGGGGTGACCGCGGTGATTCTGGCGGCGTTCGCCCTGGCCGGAGTCCGGCCGCAGGTCAGCCCGGTCACCAAGCCGTAGGTACCAGAAGAGGGCGGGAGCATCAGCTCCCGCCCTCTTTCATCGGATCGACCGGGTATCGCTACCCGGCGCCTCACCGATGGACCAACCTCATGTCACGACACCCACCCGTGCCGCTTCCCTGCCCAGAGCAAGACCGGAAGAATGTGGCCGGCGGCGGGGGTGCGGTAGCGGCATGAAACCGCACCCCCTCTTACCGACACTTTGCAGCCTAGTACAACAGGTACGCCGCGAGCAAGGCCGGGGGCCCGCTGAAGGCGACGGCCAGAAACAGGAGCACCACCGCGGCGCACCCGTTCGGATCGTGCGACCCGCCGGGCTGGTGACCACGGGCGCGGCCGGCGACCGGCCAGGGGCGCGGGCCGGGGTTGGGCCCCAGGTAACGCTTCCTGCCGCGGGGCCCGTAGTTCTTCGGCACGGCCTACTTCTGCTTCCGGCCGCTGGGGTCGCGGAAGATCATCCTGATCGCCTTGAGCAGCGGCCTCCCGGTCTGGCCGTTGCCGGCGTGGGGCTGCGGGTTCGGGGTGAACCACTTGGTGGAGGACTTGCCGGACTCCAGCCCGAGGTGCTTCGTCTTCTTCGTCATGTTCGTGTTGCTCCGTTTCGTCGAGGTGCCGGGATGTGGATCAGAACTGACCGGTGTAGTCGTCCAGGGCGTTGCGCGCCTCGTACGTCACCGCCAGGCCCTGCTGCAGGCAGGTGGCGATGCTGGCGGTGGAGTTGAAGGCGGTCTGGCCGCGCTCGGTGCCGGGCGGGCTTCCGACCGCTTCCGCGACCAGGCGCAGCGCCTCGTCCTGCTCGGTCAGTGCGAGCTGGATCTTCTCCAGCACGTCCGCGAGCGCCGCCTTGGCGACCTGGACGGACTCCCTGTGCGCCTGCCAGGTCATCAGAACCCGCTGACGTAGTTGTCGAGCAGGGTCATCGCGTTGTCGCAGATGCGCACCAGCTCATCGATGCGGTCGGCCAGGGAGGCCACGTACTCAAACGCCGCCCTGCCCGAGTCGGTGGACGGGTCGTCCCCGACCGCGTTCGCGATGGCGCCCATGGCTTCGGTCTGCTTCTCGGACGCCGCCTGCAGGCGGTGCATGAGCGCTTCCACCTCGGCGCGGGCGACCGCCACGGACTCGCCGTGAGCTTCGCGACTCACGCGATCAGCGCCAGGGCCGAGGTGAACTCGGGCTGCTCGGTGCCGGCCGGGACGGCGGGGCGCGCCGGCGGGGGCACGTCCTGCGGCGCCCGGTGGCGGCCGATGTAGTCGGTGGGGCGGGTGGGCTGCTCGTGGGCGGCGATGCGGGAGCGGCCCGTCAGCATGCTGCGGTAGGTCGGACGCATGTCCTGTCTTCCCCTCGGGTGGTTCGTGTCGGTCGGTGTTGCTGGGATGAACATTACAGCCATGCTCGGGAAGTGTGCAAGTCAACCGAACGGGTGAGGCGGGCGGCGATGATCGGCCAGGGGGGCTGCCTGTTGAACTTTGCATCCATGAGTGATAGGTTAGGGGCATGAACAACACGTTGAGCGCACCGGCCCTGACCGCCCTGATCGACGCCTCCGCCAACCGCGAGGGTGGGATCGTCAGCGGCACGCCCGAGGTGCTGACCGAGCTGACGGCCGCCGGACTGATCGGGCCGGCGCGGGGGCTGACCCGGCGGGGCTGGATCCGGCGCAACCGGGAGGTTGAGGCGCTGATGGACGCGGCGTTCTGACGGTCCCGGAAGTGGCTCCGGGAAGTGGGGGAAGTGCAGGTCAGGGGCCCGGAATGTCAAAATCCGTGCCTATATACATGCGACTAGGTTTGGGGGTGGCGGGATGAAGTGGCTGTGGCGGTGGTTCTCGGCCAGAGAGAGGGGCCCGCAGGGCGGTGGCGGGGCCGCTGAGGCAGGCTCGGGGATCGGGTCGGTGTCGGGGGAGGCGGGGCGTTTTCGGGATGCGGAGGATCAGTTCACGGGGTGGTGGGAGACACCGGCCGGGGATGTGGCGCTGGTGCGCTACGACCCGGTCATCCAGCGGTTTCTCCTGGACGGGAGGGTCTGGCCGGAGGCCGGCGCCCTGGCGGCGTACCTGAGGTTCTGCGAGCGTCACGAGGGCTGGACGCCGTTGCCCGATGCGCCTACGCAGAGTATTCGGATGGCCCTCAATCTGTAATGAGCGTAAGCGGAGCAGGTGCTCCGGTTAGCCCCTCGCATTTCCTACTGGAGCGGGGGGTTTTCTCGTGATGATCTTGCGTTTGTGCTGGTCACGAGACATCCGAGTCTGAAACCGGAAAGTACCGGAAGTGGAATTGTAGGAATTAAGTTTCTGCAGGTCAGCGCGTTGGGTGGGATTTTTGCCTCTTCGGGATGTCAAGATCCGTGACTAGGGGCAAGTGGTTTCCCGCGGGCGGACATCCCGCACTCCCGGTTGGCTTCCTGAGCCGCTGACCTGCACTTTCTCTGACATCCGAATCACATCCGAAGATCAACTTCTAGCGCAGGGCCAAGCCGAGACATCCCGCCCCCCCTAACCCTCTCTCTCTGAGAGGGTTAGGGGCGGGCGGGATCGTCGAGGCCCTCGGGGATGTGAAAGCGGGAAGTGCCGACCGGATCCGGGTGAGACCTCAGAATCTCCATGCCCTAGGATGGGCAACATGGAGACGAGACCACCGAACTTCAGGGGGCGCTATCCCCTGGCCGGAGAGAAGATCGGCCCGGCGTGGTCCATCATCTGGCGCAGACTCAGCCGGAACTTCTACACCGATGGGTTTACCCTGGCCGATGACGTGACGCAGGTGTGCGACGTGGCACCCCGGACGGTGCTGAACCTGCTGACCCGCGCTCGCGCTCTCGGGATCCTGGAGGTCACCTACCGGGTGCCGAAGGGCCGGACCCGCCGAACGGCTCACTACCGCGTCTCCACGAAGGGCGCCGAGATGGACCCGGGCTGGATGCCCGCCACGCTCAAGACGTGGCTCTGGGGCGGCAGGCATGTGGATGATCAGTGGCCTGTCCGCAAGTCCCGTAGGATGACCACGTGACTGACCTCCTGGCCGAACTGCCCGCGTGGGTGCTGCTGGTGATCTACGCTCTGGCCGTGGCGCGGCTGACGGGCCTGGTCGTGCAAGACACGATCACCGAGCCGGTGCGCGATGGGCTGATCGGATGGCTGGATGACCGGCCGAAAACGGTCGGATCTTTCATTGCTGCCCTGGTCAGCTGCGTTTGGTGCTCTGGTTTGTGGTTAAGTGGAGCGGCTGTTCCACTTATCTTCCTGTGGGGCGATGAGCCTGTCATGATTGGATTGGCGCTGGTCGCAGCGTTCAGTCAGATCGCCGGCATGATCCACAACCTCGGGAGGTAGCACGTGGCGCTTCGCCGGCCGAAAGCCGAGACCGGGGACCTCAGCCGTACGGCGCTGACGGCGGCGACTGCGATGGTCGATCTGTCGGTGGGTTCCAGCTGGAAGACGTACAAATTCGGCAACCGGGACTGGCAGGTCGAGGCCTGGCGCCTCTACGACATCGTGCCGGAGCTGCACTTCCTGGCCGGGCGCATCGGTGACTCGGTGGCCAAGGCGCGCCTGTACGTGACCGAGGTGGACGAGACCGGCGAGGAGACGGGCGAGACTCAGGACGAGGTGATCCGTCAGCTCGCCGCCGTTCCACTCGGAAAAGGCGCTCAGAGGGACGACAACCTCCGTTTGGCGGGTCTGGACCTAGCGGTACCCGGCGAGTGCTGGATCATCGGCGAGGGGGCCGCTCAGCGGGCGCACGAGGCATCTGGTGCGTGGTTCGTGGTCACCGGCGCGGCGCTCAAGAACGAGGGCGGCAAGGTCAAGGTGCGCCGCCCGAAGCACCGCGGGGACGGGTGGCTGGAGCTGACCGACGGCGTGGACGTGATGATCCGCTGCCATCGGCCGCACCCCAACGACACCGACCAGGCCGACTCGTTCACCCGCTCCGCCATCCCGGTACTGCGGGAGATCGAGCTGCTGACCAAGCGCGAGTTCGCCGAGCTGGACTCGCGGCTGACCGGCGCCGGCATCATGCCCGTGCCCGAGTCGATGGACTTCCCACGCAAGCCCGAGGATGCCGCAGGCCTGGACGGCTTCATGGCCTACATGCAACGGGCCATGTCCGCCTCGATGATCGACCAGTCCAGCGCATCGGCCATGGTTCCGATCGTGTTCTCGGTCCCGGATCAGCTGATGGCGGACGTGGACAAGATCCGCCCGATCACGTTCTGGTCCGAGCTGAGCGATCAGATCGGCGACATGAAGGACAAGGCCATCGGCCGGCTCGGTACCACCGCCGAGATCCCGAAAGAGGTCTTGGAGGGTATCGGCAACTCGAACCACTGGACGGCGTGGCTGATCTCCGATGAGGGAACCCGCTGGATCGGTGGGTATCTGACGCTGATCGCTGATGCGCTGACCCGTGGCTTCCTGGCACTGGCGCTCAAGGCGATGGGCCGCGAGGCGGATATCGGCCGGTACGCGTTCGCGTTCGACACGTCCCCCCTGGCCGCCCGCCCCAACCGCATCGAGGAGGCGGCGCAGCTGCACGACCGTTTCCTGATCTCGGATAAGGAGATGGTCAAGGCTGCGGCGTTCCCTGTCGAGGTCATGCCTACTGTGAAGGAGCGGGCGCAGCAGATCCTGCTGAAGCTGATCCAGGCGCAGCCCGACCTGATCCTGGATCCTGCCGTGCAGGCGGCGCTGGGGCTGCCTCAGGTCGAGAGCGCCGGCCTGCCGCCGACCGCCGAGCAGAACATCGACGGCGACCCGCAGGACGATCCCGATGAGCGGGTGCTCGACTCCCCGCCCAACGGCGGCACCGCGCCGGCGCTGACCGCCTCGATTCTCGATCGGCGCATCGCCGAGTTGCAGGCGGCACCGCCCGCGCCGCAGGTGGTGTTCAACACCTCGTGCCGACTGCACGTGCTGCGCGCGCTGGAGTTGGCGGGCGGTCGCCTGGCCACTCCCGCCGAGCGCGCCGGGAAGTGGCGCGACATCCCGCGCCACGAACTGCACGCGCAGATCGGGCCGATCAGCCCGAGCCGGGCGGAGACGGTGACCCGTGGGTCGTGGGCGCACATCGAGGCGACCGCCACGGACTTCGGCGTGCCGGCCGATCGGCTGGAGCAGCTGCTCTCGGGGTACGTCACCGAGCTGCTGACCCGCGGCATGCGCCACCACGATGACCTGCTGTTCGCCGCTTTGGAAATTGCCAATCGCGGCCGGGGCTTGGTGAGCGCATGAGCGATCACTGGGTGGGCCCCTACCTGGCCGGTGCGGCGTGGCTGATCATGTGCGTGCTGTACGTGGTGATCTCATGACCTGGAAGGTGGCGGCATGGGTCGGCACGTACGCCGTGCTCTGGGCCGGCTGGAGCGCCGCCCTGACGATGGCGGTCGCGTCGTGAATGAGGGCGTGGAGCTGCTGGTTCTGCTGCTCGGGCTCGTGGTGCTCGGTGTGGCAGCCGGGCTCTACCTCGCCACCGGGCAGATGCCGGGATGATGACGGCCGAGGTCGCCTACCGGATCAACGGCGTGATGCAGAACGAGACGTGGGCCGCACATCGGGTGACCTGGCAGATCGGTGACTCCGGCGCCGGTCGCATCACCCTGCACGACCAGAACGGCGCGGTGACCGAGGAGATCGGCTACCGGCGTATCGAGCGCGTGAGACGGGTGACGGCATGACCGAGCCGGTATGGAACGGGCAGGGGCGCGACCCGTGGCTGCCGCAGCGCCTCGACCGGCGCCTGGACGTGCTGGCCACTGAGCAGGACATCCGGCAGACGTTCTGGGCGGCACTGTCGGACTGGCTGGTCCGGCTGTCCCGGCGCGTGCTGCGCGGCGAGGGGCGCCCGCCGGACATGGATGCGATCTGGGCGCTGCAGCCGTCCTGGCGTGAGGCCGTGGACCTGGTCATCGCACGCTCGATCGAGCCGGCCATGCGCCGCGGATACGCCGCGATCTTCGGGGACGACTACCCGTGGGATCAGCGGATCTTCGTGACGCGCTACCTCGCCGAGGTCCGCAACCGCCTGGTCCGCACGCCGGACGAGGTGTACGACCTGATCTCCGGCCAGATCGCGCAGGGCGTGAACCTGGGGGAGTCCATCCCGAAGCTGGCGGCCAGGGTGGACGAGCAGTTGTCGGCGACCGCCACCCCGCGCTGGCAGAACCGGGCGGTCACCGTTGCCAGGAGCGAGTCGATCTCCGCGCTCAATGCGGGGCGTTACGATGCGTTCACGGCTCTCGGCGAGGAGGCCGGCGAGCAGTACGAGCACGCATGGTTGTCAACCGAGGACGCCAGGACCAGGCCGGAGCACGAAGAGGCCGACGGCCAGCGTGTGCCGCTCGGTCAGCCGTTCATCGTGGGCGGATTCCCTCTGATGTTCCCCGGTGACCCGTCCGGTCCCCCGCACCTCACCATAAATTGCCGTTGTACATCGATCTTGTTGGAGCCGGGCGAGAACGTGGATCTCTCCAACCGTCAGTTCCGACGATGAAATAGAAACGCCCCTCGATGGACGAGGGGCGTTTCCGCTGCTCAGCGACCTGAATGGCAGCTATTGCCGAACAGGTCTCCGCTGAGCGCCGGTCAGCTTTCGACCGTTTCGGCCAGCACGTCAGCAGGGTAGACGTTGACCGATCCGAATGTGGCATCCTGCCGCTTCCGAGGAGTTTGTCCCCGGAGTTTCATGAGCCGAGAGGCGCGCTGACCGTGTCGCTGGCAGGAGACGCGATCGGTAGAAAGCCCGTTGAGCTTGGCGTATCCGAGCGCCGTGAACTCATCGAATTCACCATCGCTCGCGGACACCTTGGCTTCCAGTACTGCCTGACGCTGATTCAGGTTCGCGATCTGGTTTCTGCTCTCTCGGATGCCCGCGATCATGCCTTCCAGGACGGCAAGGTCATCGTGCGGCTGCACGGGAACGATCTGGTAAGACCCCGTGGTCCGGAGGGTGGGCAGCACCTCGGAGGTGATCCACCGCCGGAACTTACGAGCGTCGGGCTTGTCGCTGCGGATCACCAGCTCATACATGCCGGATTCGTTAACTGCGTACATCCAGCGGTTTTGTCCTCCGGACTCGATGCGGACCTGGCGAAGATCTGCTTCATCGACTCGCTCCACGGAGCGCCGGGTGTCCGTAAGGGTGAGGGCAGCGCAGAGGTCTGACGCGATGAACCAGGGCTCGCCGTCCAAGATCAGGACTCTGATGTCCACGTCGTGGAAGACGAACGGTTTAAGATCGGTACTGGACACGGTTGCCACCTAGGGTCCGATGAATAAATGGCCTGCTTCCGCCAGAGCAGGCCATCATCGTATCACCTGATTGGACCCCAGTCCACACAGCACCCTCTAGGACCTTAACTGCATGGATTCAAGGTTGCAAGAGGGTGCACCGAAACGGCTTGGCGCTAAGATGTCCGCAAGCTTCGGAGAGGTGTGACGCATGGGAACCAGGTTCCGCACGATGCTGGCCCCTATCGGTCTGCCGACCGGGGACGGCCGGCGCTTCGCCGAGGGGGGTATCTCTCTGGCCGACCTGCCATTCAGCATGGAGTGGGTCCGGCAGCGCGAGGGCGGCCACGATGGCGCGGTCGCGGTCGGCGCCGTCCAGCAGGCGCACATCGGCACGGTCGCTGAGGCCATCGCGAACGACTGGATCAGCGCGGAGGCCGCGGGCAACATGCGCGCCGACATGACCGCGGTGTGGGGCCAGGGCGAGCTGTACGACGATATCGACCGCGACGCCATGCCGCGTCTGGCGGAGGATGTCGCCGAGGTCATGCACCTGATGAGCAAGGGCACGCTCGGCCCGTCGGTGGATCTCGACACGTTCGAGGGCGTGCCGGTCATGGCCGGCTCCAGTGAGCCGATGACCGAACAGATGTTCGAGTCGCACTACGCGCAGTTCGGCGAGGAGCCGAAGCTGGAGCTGTTGATCACCTCCGGCCGGGTCCGCGCCGCCACGCTCGTGTCCATCCCGGCGTTCGCCGAGACGACCCGCCCGCTGGAGCTGATCCCGAACGAGGCCGGCGCGCCGGCGCTCGCGCTGATCGCTTCGGTCGGTGTGCAGGCGCGCCCGGCGGCCAGTGTGTTCGACGGCCCCGCGCTCACCGGCCCGACCCCGATCACCTACGACACCGAGAACGGCAGGATCTTCGGCCACATCGCCACCTGGCGCACCTGCCATGTCGGTTACTCGGACGTGTGCGTGACGGCGCCCAAGGACCCGACCGGCGGCGACTACGCCTCGTTCAACCGCTTCCCGATCGAGACGCAGGACGGCGTGGTCTGGGCGGGCCGGATCACGGTCGGTGGCCGGCATGCTGCGCTGTCCGCGACCGCGGCCGGCGCCATCGCTGAGCACGACGATAAGCGGGTCGCCGGCTACGTGCGCGCCTACCAGGACGAGTTCGGCATCGCGGTCGCCGGCGCGCTGGAGCCCGACCTGGAAGAGGGGGATCTCGCGATCCTCTCGCGCCGGAAGGTGTCCGGGGACTGGCGGGAGACGGCGGCCGGCCTGGCGCTGGTCGAGGTGCTGGCGCTCGCGCCGGGCCCCCGGCAGCACTCTGAGCCGGGCTTCCCGATCGAGACGTTCTCCCGCGGCGGCCGACAGGTCGCGCTGACGGCGGCACTCGGGCCGGAGGCGGAGGAGCGTGAGCTGTCCCCGGCCGGGATGATCATCTTGAGTGATGAGCAGCAGGATCGCCTGCTGGCTGCGATGGAAGAACGGCAGGCGCGGAAGATTGCCGCCGCCGAGCTGACCACGACGATCCGGGAGGCGGCCCGCCCTGTGCGGGAAGCCCTCCTGGCCGAGCTGAACGGGGGGCAGTAGTCATCGCTTGCGCCTGCTCGAAAGGGAACAAGAACCGCCAGCGCTTCCAGGTGGTGCTGAAGAACGGCCTGAAGATCACCAAGGACTCCGAAGCTGCGGCGCTGGCGTACTCCGCCAAGCACCCTGGCTCACGGGTCGTCAAGCCCTGAGGCGCTTGACGACAGGCGACCCCCGAGCAGCGTTGCTCGGGGGTCGCTTCGCGTTGAGGTTGTCAACACGGTCATTGTGCGTTGAATGGCCAGGTCGGTGATACGATCACGTCCGTACGCACCTGGTGCAGCGTTTCGGACCGGCCGGGAGCACTGATCAAGCCGACCCCCTGAGGGAGTTGACATGCCGTTCCCGTTCGAGGTGCCGGCCGACCTCGGTGCTCTCAGCGCCGAAGAGTTCGCCACCTACCGCACCGCCGTCGAGGCCTACGCGCAGAGCGCCGCCGCGGACGAGAGCACGACCGCCGCGCACCTGATCGAGGTCCGCAACGTGTTCGCCGCCGCGCACGCCGAGGGCACCCGACGCAACGAAGAGGCCGCTGCCGCGCAGGCCGCACGCGCCGAGCTGAACGCCGCTTTCGCGGTGCACCCCGACCCGGCCCCGCAGCCCGAGCCGACTCCGGTCCCCCAGCCCGAGCCGACCCCCGAGCCCGTTCCGGCGCCGCAGGCCGTGACCGCCGCGCGCAGCACCCTGGAACTCCCGCCCGAGGTCGAGACCCCGCGGCGCGCCGTCCTCACCGCTTCCTCCGACGTGCCGAATGCTGGCCAGGAGATCGCCTCGTTCGCGGACGCCGCGCAGATCATCGAGCGGCGCCTGGCGTCGTACGGTGGCGGCACCGGCAAGGCCGGGAACAAGGCGCCGATCGGCGGCAAGGGCACCCGGTTCAAGATGGGCGGCCGGTCGCTGACCCGCCACGGCGCGGTCAACGTGCGCCGCGAGTACGACTCCCAGCTGCGCATCACCGACGCCAACAAGGCCATGGAGGTGCTGGAGTACGCACGCCAGCAGTCCCGCCTGCCCGGCGGCTCCCTGTTCAACGCCATGGAGAACCAGGTCAACAAGGGCGTCGCGCTGACCGCCGCGGCCGGCTGGTGCGCCCCGAGCGAGACGATCTACGACCTGTGCACCCTGGCCACCCGTGAGGGCATCCTGGACGTGCCCGAGGTCCAGGCCTCCCGCGGTGGTTTCTTCATCCCGGAGAACGGCGGCATCTCGTTCGCCGAGGTGTACGACGAGATCGGCGACAACGGGGACGTGATCCTCACCGAGTACGACGTGATCAACGGCGTGGACAAGGTCTGCGTCGAGATCCCGTGCCCGGACTTCGTCGAGGTCCGCATGGACGTCGCCTACCTCTGCCTCACCGGCGCCCTGCTGCAGCGGCGCGGCTACCCGGAGGCGATCGACCAGTTCACCCAGAACGCGCTCATCGGCCTGGACCACAAGGTCAACGCCTCCGTCATCCAGCGGATCCGGGCGCAGTCCACCAACGGCGGCACCATCGCCATCCCGGCGAACAACTCCGACGGCGCCTCGCAGGTGCTCTCGGCCGTCGAGCTGGCCGCCGTGGACCTGCGCTACCGGCACCGCATGGCGCCGACCCAGACGCTGGAGATCATCCTGCCGATCTGGGCGATGGCTCCGATCCGTGCCGCGATGGCGCGTCGGGCGGGCGTCTCCGAGCTGGCCGTCACGGACGCGGAGATCCTGTCCTGGTTCCGGATCCGCAACGTCGTCCCGCACTTCGTGTACGACTACCAGGACGCGTTCTCCGGCACCGCGGGCGGCCCGGGTGCGGCGACCCCGATCCTGACCTTCCCGGCCAACGTGGAGTTCATCATCTACCCGGCCGGGACCTGGCTGAAGCCCGTCCGTGACGTGGTCCAGCTGGACACCGTCTACGACAACGCGATGCTCACCCAGAACCAGTACACCGCCCTCTTCGCCGAGGACGGCTTCAACATCATGAAGATGTGCGCCGAGTCGCGGTACTACACCACCCCGATCCCGGTCGCCGGTGTCACCGGTCAGCCGGCCTAACGTTCGTGATCTCGCCCGAGCCGGTATAGCCAGTACCGAAGATCCCGGCTCGGGCGTCACGTACCAAGATCACGAACGGAGGTGAACTGACATGGCGATCATTCCCGGAATGCAGGTCCCGGCACCGGAACCACTCCGGCGGCGTTACGGCCTGTTCGATGCGGCGATCGGCCCGCTGGACCTGCCGACCCACGGCCAGGGCGGCGGCGTCCGCTACGTGCCCAACGGGTGCGGCAGCGTGCGCGCGCTCGGCATCGACTGCTACGCCCCCGGCGCGGCACCGGCCAAGCCGATCGATGGCGATGACGAAGAGATCGAGTCGGGTGTCTTCGCGGTGCTCGGCACGATGGAGTGCACGCTGGTCGGCTACGGCCAGGCAGAGCTGGAGAACAAGGCGCTGCGGCGCCTGGAATCCGGCGAGATGGCGGCGGTCGAGACGGCGCTTTGGTCGGGGCTGGATTTCGAGGGCAACGACCTCGGAATCCGCAACCTGGACGAGACGGCGGTTCCGATCCCTTCGGGGTACGAGGACGGCCTGATCACCGAGGTCGTGGGCGCGCTGGAGCGCTACGCCTACACCGAGCAGCAGTACGGCGGAGTGGCCTACATCCACGCCCCGATCGAGGTGGCGGCGTTCGCCACGGAGGCGGGGCTCGTCCTGGCCGAGCAGGGCAGCACGCGCAAGATCACCCCGCTCGGTTCGGTCTGGGCGTTCGGCGCCTACCCGGCCGGCGAGATCATCGTCACCGGCCAGACCACGGTGTGGCGTGGCGTCGGTGTCGACATGGCCACCGCGTTCGACCGCATCACCAACCTGGAACTCATCGTGGCCGAGCGGCCCTACGCCGTGTCGTTCGACTGCTTCGCCGGCCGCGCTACCTACGATCCCCTGGAAGTGGTGAGTCCCTAATGGCAAATCTGGTGTGCGCCAAGCCGCTTCAGGGCGAGACGATGCGCGTCACGCGGCTGGACGAGTGCGGCAACCCGGAGTACGGCGATGACGCGTACGGCGTCTCGGACGGCTTCATCTCGATCACCATGACCCCGGAGGTCGAGGAGGGCGAGTCGTTCTTCGTCCGCAACGCCGCCGGTCGCGCGATGATCGACGAGCGGGGCCTTCCGGACCTGCGCTGGTACACCGTGACCATGGTGTTCCAGGAGGTGGACCCGGAGCTGTTCACGATCATCACGGGCCTGGCGCCGTACCTGGACGACCAGGGTCGCACGATCGGGTTCCCGGTCACCAAGAGCCGGTTCGCCACCGCGAACTTCGCCCTGGAGGCCTGGATGGGCAACGCCGAGGAGGCCTGCCTCCCCGGCGACCCCTACCCGTTCTTCGGCTACAACCTCCTGCCGTGGCTGGTGGAGGGTGCCCTCATGGAGGACATCGCCATCACCAACGCCGCGATCACCTTCACGGTGGTTGCGCGGACGCGGACCGGCACCCCGTGGGGGATCGGCCCGTACGACGTGGTGCGGGACGTGAACGACCTGCCGGCGCCGCTGTTCACGCCGATCGACACCGACACCCACCACCTGCCGATCTGGACGCAGCTGGCTCCGCCGGAAGCGGTCTGCGGGACGCAGGGTCTTTCGAGCTGACGGCCCGGTCAGCACGAGCAGCAGCCCCGACCGAATCGGTCGGGGCTGCTGTGTGTCAGGAAAAGGCTGCGACAACGACCCAGTCAGCGACATCGTCACGCGTCCGACTTACCCCCGACGTGAAGGTCACGCGCTGACTTGACTGAACCGGGATGCGCATGGTCACGTGCTCGCGCCCGAAGGTGTCACGCACGCAGAGGCCCCCGGGGACTGCGCCGGGGATCTGGCTAAGCGTGCCCCGGTTCGCGACGACATTCCGGATGGCCATGAGGTGCTCGCCGTTGCGGTCCGAGTCCTCAAGGCAGGCCTCGGTGTACGCCTTGGCCATCCGTGTCCGCGTGACATCAGCCAGGACGGTGGCCAGCTTACGAGCTTCGGTGAGAGTCGCAACGGCGGCAACCGCATCACGTCCAGGCGCGTCGATCGTCGGGTGGGCGATGTAGTAGAGGCCGACCTCCGTGAAGTTCTTGCCCTTGATGATCTCGACGCCGGTCTCCGGGTTGCGCCACACTCGCGAACCCTGCTCGATGCCGACGTTCAGGAAGGTGATCTTGCGAGCCATGGTGTCCTCCGCAGGTTGCCCCTCGCTGCCTTATGAGTCATAACCTTACATCCATGCATGGGAGGTTGCAAGGGGTGTGGTGGGAGCAATCGTGTCCGCCTACACTGAGCAGGACTGACAGGGAGGCACCCACCGTGGGACTCAACACCGCAGGGATCGATGCGCTGCTGGCGAACGGCAGCGGTGCGGCGCTGTACGTCGGCATCGGGGACGGGCCGGCCGCCGCCGATCAGGTCAGCTCGGCCAGGGTGCAGGTCACCCGCGGCGTGTCCGGCGGGGTGATCACCGCGACCGGTGTCCCGTACGAGTTCACCGGCACCGCGAACGCGCTCGCCACGCACGCGCTGCTGTTCTCCGCGGCCACGGGCGGGACGTTCTACGGCTACGACGAACTGACCGGGGACGAGACGTTCTCGGCCTCCGGCGGGTATGCGCTGACCGGCCTGACCATCACCGGTTCGAGCCCCGCCTGACATGGGCCTCAACACCGCAGGCCTGACGGCCGTCCTCACGTCCGGGCGTGCCGCGCTGGCGTACGCCGCGATCGGGGACGGGCCGGCCGCCGCCGACCAGATCAGCACCGGTCGGGTCGCGGTCGCCGAGAACATGACCTTCGCCGGCCCCGGTGGGGCGCAGGGCGGTTACCTCCTGCTGTTCTCGGCGGCGTCGGGCGGGACGTTCTACGGATTCGTGGCGCTCGGTGGCGATACGCAGTTCAGCAGCTCGGGCGCGTTCAACGTGACGGGATTCGAGGTCGGCGGCAACGATGGCACGGTCACCGCGCCGGTCCAGCCGTTCACCGCGGGCGTGCAGGTCGGTGTGCCCGTCGGGGTGTCCCTGGCCGACTGGAGCACGCTCGGCGCGGCCACCGGCACGGAGACCTACCGCATCACGCATCCGGTCACGGGTGAGATCGCCGATCTCGATGTCGAGGTCTGGGAGGGCATCCGCTTCACCAGCACGTTCACCGTGACCACCACGCCGGACGCGCCGCGCCTGTTCCGCAACTGCCGGTGGGAGGTTCCGGAGACCGCGTGGACCGTTGAGGTAGATCAGGCGAACGGCGCCCTGGATCAGATGACTCCGCTCGCGGTGTTCGATCACTGCTCGTTCCAGGGCGAGGGGAACTCGAACATCGGCCTGGCGGCCAACTTCTCGTGGGTGATCGCCTGTGACATCGAGGGCATGGTGACGCCGTCCCCGGCGTCTGGTGCGTCGGACGGCCTGCAGGGTGCGGCGTACAGCGTGCTGATCGATTCCAACCTGATCGCCGGCACGAACGAGGATCTTCCCGACCCGCACTCCGACGGCGTGCAGAACACCGGTACCGGCCACCTCACGATCTGGCATTGCTGGCTTTCGGCCGGTGCCAGCGCCGGAGCGAACGCCGCCCTGCGGGTCGGCACCGAGGACGGCGCGGTCACGGCGATCGATGTGCGGCACAGCACGTTCGATGACGGCGGGTACGCGGTGCAGGTTCGCGGCGATGCCGGCGGCGGCGCCGGAGTCACGGGCGTGACGTTCATCGGCAACCGGTGGACCCGGACCGCGGTCTACGGGCCGGTGGACTTCGTGCAGGCGACCGTCACCGAGTGGACCGACAATTCCTACCTGGACGGGGAACTCATCCCCGAGCCGGCCTGACTCGGGAGCGCCATGACCGCCTACACGATCTTCGGCAACACCGCGCCGACCTCCCCTGACGTGACCGATAATGACGGCTCGTACGGCACGGTGATCGACATCGAGGCCGGTGTCACCGGCATGGTCACGCACGCGCGCTGGCGATTCCCGGCCACGCTGCCGTCCGGCCAGGTGACCTGGCACCTGTACGACCTGACGAACTCCGAAGCCCTGGCCGAGCACACGTTCGCCGCGCCCGTGGCCGGCGCCTGGGTGCAGGAGCCGCTGGACGGTGTGGGCATCGAGGGCCCCGTGATCATCGCCGGCCCGCGCCGGGTCATCGCGTGGGTCGGTACGCCCGACCGCTACGTGGCCACTGCTGGGCTGTTCACCGGCAACGCCATCACGAGCGGGCCGATCACGGCGCCGGCCACCGAGACGACCCCCAACGGCCGGTTCGGTGGCGACCCGCTCAGCGTGCCCAACGGCACCTTCCAGGGCGGCGCCTACTTCGCTGACATGGTGTTCGAGGTGCCCGTCCCGAGCGCAGAGGGCGCTGCTGACTTCCCGCTGCAGATCGTGCTCTCGGCCACGGGCGAGACTCCGGGCGGCCAGGGCAGTGCCACCTTCACGCTGGACCTGACGCTGGCCAGCGCGGGCGCTTCGGAGACCCCGATCGACTCAGGTGTCTGCGGCTGGAACGTGGACCCGGCCGAGCTGGGTGTCTGCGATGACTGGGCGGCGCGCCCGTACGGCACCCGCGCAGCCGCGTTGCAGCTCGCGAGCCAGTTCCTCTGGGCGGCGACCGGCCGGCGCTTCGGCATCTGCGAGGTGACCATCCAGCCCCGGCAGAACATGCTCTCGCCGGAGATCTACCGGGACTATCCCGTCTGGCCTGGCCAGGACCCGGCGGTCAGCGGCCCGTATCTGTTCGGGGGTCGCTGGTTCAATCGCGGATGCGGGTCGTGCTGCAACTCCGGCGGGTGTGCGATCGTGCTGCGCGGCCCGGTCGCTTCGGTGACCTCGGTCGTGGTCGCGGGCGAGGTGGTGGAGGAAAGCGCTTACCGGGTCGATCTGAGCAAGGGCGCCTACCTGTTGGTCCGCACGGATGGTCCGTGCTGGCCGAGCTGCGGCGCCGAGCCGGATGACTTCCAGGTCACCTACGGCGTCGGTGTGGCGCTGCCGATCGCGTTGCAGGTGGCGGTCGCCCTGCTGGCCTGTGAGTACGCGAAGCACCTGGACGGCGGGGCGTGTGCGCTCCCGGCCAGGATGACCCGCCTGTCGCGCCAGGGGGTGGAGATCGAGGTCGACGCCGGGGACGGCGCGACCGGCACCACGGGCGTGCGCCAGGTGGACGACGTGATCGCGACGCTCAACCCTGGCCGGCGCCAGTCCCCGTTCATGATCCTCTCGCCGGACCTGCCGGAGTCCTGCGACCGCCAGACCGTTTGGGGTGCCTGATGGCAACTGACCCCCTGGTGATGCCCGTGGCGCGTGAGCTGCTGGCCTGCCTTGAGCAGGAGGTCGCGAAGCTGGACTCGCCACCGAAGTACGTGCAGCTGCGCACGGGCGCGGTCGTGGACCACCTGATCAGCGAGACTGAGGACGAGTGCTGCTCCGGCCTGGCGTGGGTGCGGCCGGTCACGTTCTTCCCCAGTTCGAGTGCGTTCCCGGCGCAGGACGACGTGCCCACACCGAAAGGCGTGCAGGCGTGGGCGGTGACGCTGGAGATCGGCGCGATCAGGTGCGCGCCCACGCCGCCGGCGCAGAAGATCCCGACCGCCGATCAGTGGGACACCGTCACGCAGGCCGTGATGGACGATGCCGCCGCGATGCGCCGAGCGCTCTGCTGCTTCGGTGAGCTGCCGGAGGGGCGCGGCCGGATCAAGTCCATGCTGCCGGGCCCCTGGCTGCCGCTGGACTTGTCCGGTGGATGCGCCGGGGGTGTGATGACCGTGACCGTTCGCGGACCTGCCTGCGACTGCGCTGAGGCCGGTCCGACATCATGACAGCAGCAGCGCCCCCGGGGATCGAACCAGCGGGGGCGCTGCGCGAACTATTCGACCGACGCTAGTAGGCCATCGACCAAGATCACAAGGGCTAGAGTCCGAGGTGCCGGAGCTTCTGCTCGGCCTCCTCTTCCCGTGTCGCCATGTACCGAGACTGGGGTTCGGGTGCGTTCATGCTCAGCACCCTGAGCGCCCGCTCGTACGCGGCCGGCTCCGTGTCCGCGGTGACCTTGAGTTCGAGGATCGAGGTCACTTTGCGCTCGGTGTGGCTCGGACTCCGGCCGCGTACCGGGTCGTTGATCGGCTCCGGCTCCTGGACCTGCTGGATGTGGATCTGGATGTTGTAGTGCATGCGGTCAGCCTCTCGGATTGAAACGTTACATAAGGGATCTACCGGGCGAAGTTGATCAAGAGAACGAGATGAAAGGCGGGGCCGAAGCCCCGCCAATCGATCAGTACGTCCAGAGCGTGGTCAGGATCTCGATGTCCTCCTCGGCGGCGTTCCGGACTTCCAGCGCCTCCATGTAGGCCGTGGCGTTGTCCAGCCCGGTCAGGCCGGCCGCGACAGCCGCATCCATCCGAGCCTGTGCGATGCGCACCGTTTCGATCAGGGGAGCGTGTGCGTGCCGAAACCAGGTGCTGCCGTCGGTGCCGGTCGCAGTGTCGTCAGCGATCTTGACGTAGGTCACGTTCTCGATGATCGTCAGTTCGCAGTTCATGTCCGTCTCCCTCATTCCCTCGCCCTTGTGAGAACAACTTTACATTCATGCATGGGAGGTTGGCAAGGGATTTGGACAAGATCTTTTAGGGGCAAGCGCTTTCCTGCGCGCAAGCCCCTGTTGGCACCTGCACTGACGAAATGTTCAGCCTGCTCAGGTGCGGTATTCGGTTGTGCTGCTGCGTGCCGGCGACGCTCGTTTCCTATCCGCCCGGCCCGAGTGACGACGTGTTCCAGCCTCTCGGTTGCTGCGTATTCGGGAGTGGAGTTGCACCACCAGGCCGAGCAGGCCTGCTCCGGTCATCAACAGGGCGCTCTATTCCCCTCCGCCCCGGCTGCGCCTACGCGCTGTCCCGAACCAAATTCGGGTCCGCCCTATCCCCATCCAGGGCCTCCGGCTTCTCCGAATCGCGCACCGCCCGGATCGAACCGGCAACCCCTGTGCGTCCTTCCCGGCGAACCGGATCTACGTGACGCACTAGGTCGGCACCCCTCGTGCTTGCAACCTGCCGAGTTCCCACGAGGACTTCTCGGAGCCAGGGCCGTAACTTTCCGGCTGTCAGGATCGGGTGTGCACCCCCGATGTTCCATCGCGACCCGCTACCCAGTTCCACTAGCGATGCTGGTGGGTTGCTGCAAGCTCGGCGGTCACTTCCGGATTGGTGGCGGCAGTGCCGCTGTCAGTAGCTCCGGCCGCTGCTGACATGGAGAACATTACAGCCATGCCCGATAGGTGTCAACCCCGTACGCTGAAGTCGTGGCAGTTCACCTCGCGCAGGCGCGCATGCACGCAACCGGCATGGCTGCGGCCAGGAAGATCGTGGCCCGGGCCACCCGCAAGACCGACAACCGCAGCGCGGCGCTGGTGCCGGTCGACACCGGGCTGCTACGCGCGTCCCGGCAGAGCGATGTCAGGTCGGCAGGGAGCACGGTCACGGGCGTGGTGAAGTACACCGCCGAATACGCCGCCGCGGTGCACAACGGCCGGCGCGCCCTGACCATCCGCAGCCGGCCGGGCGGGCCGAAGCTCAAGTTCACGGTCGGCGGCCGGACGGTCTACACCCGCGTGGTCCACCAGCCGGCTCGCCCTGGCCGCCCGTTCCTGACCACCGCGCTGCGGGAGGTCGCCGCACAGGAGGGGATGCGCTACCGACGTGCCGGGCGGCGCTGAGATGTCCGCACGTGATGAGCTACAGTGACACGTGAGGCGGGGCGAGGGTGATTTCGCGGTCGGCGGCGCCCCGCCTCACTACCGCTCACCGCGAACCGGAGGACCCGTGACCGACACCAGCGAGAAGCGCGAACAGCGCTTGATCAACTTCCGGGGCCGGGAGATCGCGGTCCGGCTCCCCACCGATGCTCAGCTGTTCGTCTGGCAGCGCACCCTGCAGGAGTTGCAGCAGGCCGACACCGGCAAGTGGGACGGCGAAGAGGCGATGCGCGCCAACATGCGCGCCGGCCGGATCATCGACTCCCTGATCGTGGACCGGGCGGACCGAACGTGGCTGGACGACCTCACGCTGGACGAAGGTCTCACGCTGACCGACCGCGCGCAGATCCTGCACGACACGATCACGGCGTTCGGCGGCCAGGATGGCACGCCCGCCAAGCCCGCACCCGCGAAGCGCGCTCGCAGGAAGGCATCCTGATGGAACACCTCGGTCGGGGTATCGACCCCGAACACATCCTCGGTACGCCGGAGAACGCCGCGTACTACACCCAGGGCCGTGACCAGGGCGTACGTGATGCCCTGCAGTGGCTGACGTTCGCGCACCTGCCGGACAACCTGAAGCGTTTCAGCTCGGTGTTCTACACCGCGGCGATCGATCTGATCGGAGAGGTCGGTACCGACTCCCCCGAACTGACGACCGCCCTGAACAAGCTGATCGAGGCCAAGGACTCGGCCGTGCGCGCCGGCATCAAGCACGTCACCGGCCGCGCCGGATCGATCCCGCGCCCGACCGGCAACTTCGGGCCGGGCCAGCCCCGTATGCCGTGAAGACTGACCCCCTCGCCTCGATGCGGTGCTGGGCGATCGGGGTCGTCCTCGGAGGCCGGGAGTACACCATCCCGGCCTCTCCTGCTGTCAGCTGGTGGCCTCTGCTGGCCGAGCCGAGCGGGGCGGCACTGCTCGACATGATCAAGGACCCCGACCTGACGGACCGCCTGTGGCAGGGCGAGATCGAGACGCAGGAGATCACCGAAGCGGTCATCGAGACGATCGAGACGGTCACCGGCCGATCGTTCCCGGCGGCGTACCTGATCGCGGGTATCGCCGATCAGCACTGGGCCTCGATCAACGGCCAGCTCGTTCGTGACGGCGTGCGCTGGGACGTGCTCCCGGTCGGCGCGATCTTGGACGCCATCCACGTGTTGCTGCTGGAGCGCTTCGGTGAGAGCAAGAACGAGAAGACCGGGCTGCGCTGGGTGGACGAGTACCTGGCCGCCCTGGACGCCCCGCGCCCTGGCACCGGCTCGCGTGTGAGCGAGCAGGCGATCTCTGATTTCGAGACGATGGCCGGCCCGCGGCCTACTCGCTCCGGCGGTGTAACGGCGCCGCCTGAGCTATCCAGCGACGCGCCGTCCGTGGGCACACCTTCCAGAACTCGGACACCGTCCCGGCCTCCCCGCCGTCCCGGCCAGTCCGGCGCGCCCACGACGCCACCATCCACACCCGGGCGAAGTGATCCGGCGGCCAGGAACGCTCCCCCTCCGGCCGGGGCTTCGCCAACATCCTGAACTGCGTCTCGTCTCCGCCGCCGTTGAGCGCGCTCGCCGCCACGCCCGCGATCTGCCGGACCGGGATCTGTGCCAGCGTGCCCGCGGTGATCGCGGAACTCCCCCTGCTCTCCACCGTCAGCGCCTGCACGGCCGGGCGGTCGGCGCCGGGGAACATGCGCACGCGCACCCGCACGTCGGAATCGGGATCTTCCAGCACGACCTCATGACCGAGGTTCGTCAGCTGCGCGCGGCTCACGTCCATGAGGTGTCATGCTACGCGAAGTGTCCGGCCTCCCGAGATGGTGTGACACTGAAGCGCCCCGTAGGCTGGTCACGTGGCGAATGAGGGTGAGGCGAGCGTCAAGATCGTTGGTGACGTGCGCGATTTCGCCCGCGACACCGAGAACGATCTGAACACAGCCCTGAAAAAGGTCAAGCCCGACCCGGTCAAGATCCCCATCGACAAGGATGGGCTCGCCAGGGCGGGGCGCGAGGGCGGCGAAGCCCTGGCCGAGAGTGTCGCGACCGGAGCAGATGGTCGCCTGCGCGATGCGCGCGGCCGGTTCGTCAAGGCCGGGCAAGCTGCCGGCCAGGCGATCGGCAGCAGCGCAGGATTCGCTGGTAGCAAGTCGTTCATGGACAGCTTCGGCCGTGGCCTGCAGGGTGCCGGCCGCCTGCTCGGACGGGCTCTACTCGGCCCGATCGCCATGATCCCTTCCCTGCTCGCGCCGGTCGCCATCGCGGCCGGTGCCGCCCTGGCCGCTCCGATCGCGGCTGGTCTGGCTGCGGCCCTCGGGGCGGCGATCGGTGCCGCAGTCGCCGCGGGCGCCGGGCTCGGTGTGATCGGGCTGGGTGCGTTCCTGCTGCGCGAGGAGGGATCGCTCAAGTCGGCGGCCAAGAGCCTGATGGGCACGCTGAAGTCCACCTTCACGGACGCGGCTCAGCCCCTGCTCGAACCGCTGGTAGGTGCCCTGAATCGATTCAAGGATCTGACGAAGGAACTCGCGCCGCAGTTCAAAGAGACGTTCGCCAACATCGCGCCGGCGATCAAGCCGCTCACCGAGGGCTTCGCCGACCTGGTGAAGAACGCCCTGCCCGGATTCAACCGCCTCATGGAGGGGGCGGTGCCCATCCTGGCCGGGCTCGGAGACGGTCTCGGGACGCTCGGCGAAGACCTGGACATGTTCTTTCGGGCGATCGGCGATGTCGGCCCTGAGCTGGGGATCTTTTTCAAGGATTTCCTCGGCGGCATCGGCAACGTCATCGTCGGGCTCGGCAACTTCATCAGCTGGTCGGCCAGGGCGTACAAAGCGATCCGGGACTTCCTGACTCCGTCCGGCGGGGAGTCGTTCTTCGACAACCTCGTGGACAACATCCGAGAGGTGGTGTCGAACGGGTTCCAGTACCTGATCGACAACCTGCCCAATATCATCGACGCCTTCCTGGACTTCCGTCAGCAGGTCACCGACGTGATCCTGCAGCTGGTGACGGGCATCGCCGAAGCCCTGCCTGAGATCGTCCCGCGCATCGCTGAGGGCGCCGTCCAGCTGGTCACCGGCCTGGTCGATGCGCTCGTGCAGTCCGCTCCGCTGATCATCGACGCCGCCGGCCAGCTGGTGCTCGGCCTCGTGCAGGGCCTAGTCGCCGCCCTGCCGATCCTGATCCCGGCGGCGTTCAACCTGATCACGACCCTCGTGACCGGGATCGTCGAACTGCTGCCGACCCTGATCGATGCCGGCATCCAGCTGGTCACCGGCCTGGTCCAGGGCCTGATCGAGGCACTGCCGACGCTCTACACCGCGGCCATCGAGGCGGTGCCGAAGCTGATCGAGGCGCTGATCACCGCCCTGCCGCTGCTGCTGTCGGCAGGAACGCAGCTCATGCTGGCCCTGGTCCAGGGCTTCGCCGAGTCGCTGCCGAGCCTGATCGAGGCCTTTCAGACTCAGGTGCTCCCCGCTCTGCAGAACGCCATCACCAACGAGCTGCCCGCCCTGATCGAGTCGGGCATCGCGGCGTTCGAGGCGTTCGTGGAGGGCATGGTCGCCAACATCGAGCAGATCAGCGACATCGTCTCGAACCAGATCATCCCCGCGATCGTGGACACCCTGATCGAGAATGGGCCGGCGATCAGCGATGCGATGAGCAAGATCATGATCCTGCTGTTCCAGGCGATCATCCGGATCGTGCCCTCGGTGGTCAGCGGTGCGGTCCGGATCACCACAGCCCTGGGGATGGGCCTGCTGCAGGCGGCCGGGCGGCTGATCTCCATCGGAGCGCAGCTGATCGGTGGGTTCGCGAGGTCGCTGTGGGAGCGTGGCGTGGCCGGTGCCCGTGATGCGGTCAACCGCATCCGTTCGGCGATCACCAGCGCGTTCTCGGGTGCGGCCGGGTGGCTGCGCAGCGCGGGATCCTCGATCGTGAACGGCCTCGTGAGCGGCATCACCGGCGCCTACGACCGGGTTCGCAGCGCGGTCGCCGGGCTTGGCAACTTGATCCCGGGCTGGGCGCGCGACGCCCTCAATATCAACTCACCGTCCAAGGTCATGATCCCCATCGGCGCGAGCACGATGGAGGGTGTCGAGGTCGGCATCACCAAGAGGATCGGCAGCCTGCGCACCCTGATGCAGGGCGTCGCCGGCGACATGCCGAATTGGATGGGCAGCGCGGTCCCCTCGGTGGCGGGCAACACCAACAGCCCGTCGATCTACACCGACCCGGTGACGGGCAACGAGTACTACATCGTGGTGCGCCTCGCCGAGCGCTACCGCCGCGAGGTCGCCGACCTGGGCGAGGTCTACCTGCCGTCGCGGGTGACGGGGCAGCCGGTGCGCCTCG